ATAGTTTTTGTTGGATTTTCTGTTGTTTTATGGTAATAAATTTCACTAAACGATTACGCTCGCTGAGCTATAAAGATGTGTGTGTATGCATACAAACGATATAATATAAGTATTAGTAGCCGATGGCTGCCATAGTGATTTCAGGTGGTACGCCATACTTGTTGCCAATGTATTGCACACCAGCCTTACCGGCATACAGCAGACCCTGTTTGACCCAATGACCAATGCTTTGGCCAAACTCATTATGAGTTTTAGCGCCACTGGCACGTCGGCCAACATGTCCAACCGCTGCCATAATGGCAGGTTTGTACATGGCAGCCGGCGTGGCCGTGGAAGCTATGATGGAACCAAACTTCACCTGGGCCTCTAGGTTGTAGTAGACCTCAATGGTGAAGCAAGTTCTCGAAGCGGGCAACCCAGCTGCGAAGATCACTAACTCATCCCAAGACGGGGTGACAATAGTTGCGTTGTAGTTCTTCCACTCATTGCCAATGGGTTTAGAAATCCATTGTGCAGTAGTATCAGTGGTTGGAAAATTACGTATCTCTTCGAACAGTGAGCTGCCGGAATCGAAGCCATCCAGGGTGGCAAGAGAAGTAGATGTGGGCGGAATCGTGATCAATTGGAAGTAACCGGATTGTGCAGTGGGCTCAACAGTGGGAAAAATCTTTACCCCCCACGACACAATACGATACTCATCAATCACGGCATCTATTGCAGTAAAATCAGAAACAGTCGCACATGTAGAAAATGTAGTAGCAACTGTTCCCGTAAGGGAAGTTGCGGTACGCTCATAGTCTTCAAGACCCGCGCGCACATTGGTACAAAGCAGACCGCCAGCGTTAGAGACAAGACTCTTACGCTGAACAAGACTGATTGCGATACTGCGCGAATTATTTTCATCAGGGATCTTGGAACCACGGGCCTCCGCGCAAAATGGATTAGAAAGCGCGTGAACCTCATGTTCGTCACGAAGACTATTGGCGTGCAGACTCAAACCTGATTTTGGGTTAAGCGTGGGTGCACCCGTACGGAAGTTGTACTTCTTGGAATTGCGGAGCTTTCCGTTGTTGTTATTACGTTTGCGTTGTTTCACCATCTTGTTAAAGTATTGTTATTGTAATTGCTATAGCTCGAAATTGGTAGGTTGGAGAATGTGACTAGTTATTGTAATGTATATAATTGGTTTGTGACTCTCGTCACTAGCACGGCTGGGCGATCAATAGTACAGTTGAATTTGCGAATATCAGTTTCAATAGCCAATTGTTCATCAGGTGTAATGTCAAATGCTCTGTAGAAGGACAACCGCACTTCATCGGAGGGTTGGGCATATTTAGCCTCCATACCGACAGCCAAGAATTGCATGCCAGTAGTAGGATCCACACGTGGTCGCCCACTAGTGTTGA